TTCAGACGTGTGCTCTTCCGATCTTGACACCAAGCGGAAGATACAGAACTTGCAGACAGCTGTTGATAACTGTAAGGATGATAAGGCAAGGTTTGAATTGCAGAATATGCTAGACCGCAAGGCTCACACGCTGAAGCTTCAGAACAAGCGGTACAGTGCATTTTGCGAAGAGAATGACCTAAGAGAGTATGCAGAACGGTTGAAGGTCGCACAGTGGGACAGAAAGCAAGCTATGAAGAGTGCAGCTGCCGCCAGAAGATATGAAAGTGCGAAAAAAAGCTAAAGATGGGTACAACGAAGTAATCAAAAACATTCATAATGGATATTGGGTGAAGAATATATCGTATTTTTGCACCTCCTTTTCAAAAAATAGCCTACTAGGGGAATCCTGTTAAGAGGTATCGCACATCTCGGTAGGCTTCGCTCCTAAGGGAGCTGGGGACAGATGTGAATCTGCCTTTCTATAGCATCTGTTCTTGCGTGGTACTGGTTACGAGGGTTCGACTCCCTCAACCACGATTACCCTGACAGAGGTTTATCTGTCTGAATCCCTACCGTGGACGAAACGGTTAATAAAATACGTTGAGGAGGATATGTTACATGAAAAACATTATTCAGATTCTTTCCGATGCTGGTCTTGAGATTACAGATGAGCAGAAGAAAACAATCGAAACCAGTGTGAATGAGAATTACAAGACTCTTGCCGAGTTTGAGAAACAGGGAAGAAAGCTTGATACAGTCACACAGGAAAGAGACAACATTCAAACACAGTATGACACAGCCAAGTCTACACTTGAAGGATTTGAGGGCAAAGACTTTGATGCTATCACAAAAGAACGTGATGAGTGGAAAACCAAAGCAGAGACCGCAGAGAAAGAGTGGCAGACAAAACTTGCGAACAGCGAGAAAGATTATGCAGCAAAGATTGAAGAGAGAGACTTCAATGATGCTCTGGTCAAAGCACTGGCAGGTGAGAAATTCACTTCTGACTTTGCACGAACAGGAATTATCAGCATGATCAAAGAGAAAGGGCTGAAACGTGAAGGTGAGAAAATCCTCGGACTCGATGATTACATGAACGAGCTGAGAGAGTCACAGAAAGATGCATTTGCTCCGACAGATGCTACGAAAGTGCCGACCTTCACAACACCTACAAACAAAGGTGGAGGAGATGGTAAGACTCCAGTGTACACACCACCGGCAGTATGGTAGTCATGCGATAGAACGTTTATCAATCAGAGATAATCGTTGACCTTAAAAAGTTAAAGGAGAATACAAACATGGCAGATACAAGAATTCAGTCATTAAACATGCTTCTCGATTCAACTGGAAAAATGTTCCTCGCTGAGGAGTACGGAAAAGTTATCGAGAACGTACAGAAACTTACAATTTCCGGAGCAATGAAGAACACAGAGCTTTCTGGTGATCCTCATGCCGGAACAGTAGAAGCAAAGAGATTTGCAAACGCAACACCGAAGAAATACGGAACAGCTAGAACAGCTGCAAAGGGTGACGGTGTTAAAGGCAAACCGGTAACAATTCCGATTGATCAGGACAGAGAGATCGTAGAAGAAGTAGAGCAGAAAGATGTTTCTCTTCTTGGAGTTGAAGGACTTATTGCTAAGAGAACAGCAAACCATGCGCTTAGAATGGCATCAGAGCTTGATACAAAGTTCTTCGAAGTAGCTGGTACAGATGCTACAGAAGTAGATCTGACAGGAATCACAGCAATTGAAGAGATTGCAGAGAAAATGATTCAGCAGTGTGAGACAACAAAGAATGAGTACGTGGACGGAGTTCCAAGATCAATGATGCACATGGTACTGGATCCGGACTACTACGGAAAAATTAGAACATACCTTGACAAGGTAACAGTTCCTGGTGTTGGAGCAGCTGACGAAGAGTTCTACGCTTTCCACGGTGTTAAGACATACTCTTGCGTACATCTTCCAACAGACGTTAAGGCTCTCGTTATGGTTGACGGTGCAATCGCGCAGCCAGTAATGTCAGATCCTTACAATGCAGAGAAGATTCCACTGTCAAACGCTTACGGAATCGAACTGTTCTACCACTTCGGAACAAAATCTGTTACACCGGATCTTATCTTCAAAAATAAGAAAATTGGTGGTTAATTAAGATGAAGTTTTTGGACAAAGAGACAGGATTGTATCTTTCTACTGACAATGCCGATAGTATTTCCAGTATGAAGAGCAATCCTAACAAATACGAAGAAGTAGCAGATAAGCCACAGAAGAAACAGCAGACAAGAAAAAAAGCTGAGTAAGGAGATTCACATGGCATACACAGACTATCAGTTTTATACAACTAAATATTTTGGAGATGCCGTGACAGAGGAAGAGTTTCCTAAGTATGCAGAGCGAGCAAGCGAACGTGTGGACAGCATCACCTTTGACAGATTAGCCGATAGCCTTCCGGAGGACGAAAGAGCTAACACAAAGGTTCAAAAGGCTGTCTGTGCGGTCGCAGAAGTACTGCATCAGATTGACTCAATCAGAAAAGCATCAATGGATACGGTCGGAGTGGTAAAGCATGAAGACGGTACCGTGAGCAAGAAACAAGTAGCATCTATTACGTCAGGTGCTGAAAGCATAAGTTTCGTTACTGGGACTAGCGGAGCAGCAGACAGCATCTATGCACGAGCGTCAATGGATAAGAAAGTGGAAGCTTTGCTGATCAGACAGGTGGCTTCTGAATATCTGCAAGGTGTAGCGGATAAGAAAGGAGTGTGCCTACTCTATGCTGGTATTTAGATGGCTTAAGCGGTTGACATGCCGACACGAAAAATTAACATATTCTTCAACTTTCCTTGATGAGGTCGGAGACCATGAGTACAGGACTCATCATGTGTGGAAGTGAAAGGAATGCGGAAAAGAATTCTACTAGGAGGGGATACTGATGTATGACAAGACTGTGACTGTATTCAACAAATACACAGACAAGAGCGATGCCATATATTGGTATCCTCATGTTATATCTGGAGTCACACTTATAACGGACAAGGCAGCCAACATTGCCAAAACTGGCTTGGATACGGCTGATACAGCTAATCTTCATGTACCGTTTAAGGTACGTGAGGGAGAAAGGGTGGTATGCAATCTTTCCTATCTCACTCCGAAAGTGTGGAAAACTGCGGAAAACAAAGAGGGTTCAATCACATTCTCGACAGGTGACATCTTCATGGAAGGCGAATATCCGGAAACGGTAATTGCCGATGAAGACTATACGTCACGCACGAACAAAGGATTCTACGATTATCTGAATAAGAAGATGGACAATGTCTTTCTGATCACAAGCGTAGGTTCTTACACACTAATTCCTCATTTTGAGATTGGAGGAAAGTAATATGAAAACTAAGATACATCATTTCCCAGGCTTTTCAATCGTGATGGGGAATATCGTGGTAAATTTCAGCTTGAACCGATTTGAAAACCAGTTCCAGGAAGCACAGAACTGGTTAGATGGTCAAGTGTTTACGGATATGGAAAAGTATATGCCGTTTCGTGACGGCAACATGAGAAACGTGTCTGCGATTATGAGTAAATCCATGCAAGGGACCGGTCAAGTGATTGCCGGTGCTCCACCTTACGGACGATTCCTATATGAAGGAAAAGTTATGGTAGATCCTCTCACAGGTTCACCGTGGGCAAGAGCCGGAGCAAAGAAGGTAGTAACAGACAGAGACCTTGTATTCGATACGACAGCACATCCTAGAGCAACGGACCACTGGTTTGATGCTGCAAAGACAGAGAATGTGAAGTCTTGGGTGAAAGGAGTGAAACGAATTGCCGGAGGAAAGTAAGAAACCGGTCAAGTACGATGTAGACGGTTACGCTGCGGTAACTGATGCACTCGTTTCTCTTCTAAATAGTTTTCCGGGATTAGAGGAAGATGAAAAGATAAGGTTCTCCACTCTGGAAGAAGATGGCGGTATAGCCTTCTATCCGGTAGCTGGAGCAGTGATTGCACAGGAAAAGAAGAGTGTAACCGGTAAAGTAGATCAGTTATGCAATTATCCATTCTATGTGATCTACCGGTCTTCAATCGACTCTCCAAAGATTAAGGCCAGTATCAAAGAATTCCTTGACACTCTTGGAAAGTGGCTTGAACAGCAGACGGTTGTAATAAATGGAGAACAAGTAAAACTGGAAGAATATCCAGTGCTTACAGAAGAGAGAAAAATAGAGGAGATCATAAGGCTTACACCGGCTCACTTAGATAATGTGAGTGATGGTAATGTCCAAGATTGGGCAATCAGCATCTCCTTGAAATACAGAAACATATTCTACAAGAAATAACGGAGGATAACAAACATGAAATTAGAGCGTGAAGCGTTGATGCATTATCTTGATGCATCGTTTAAAAAGACACCGTCAACAGCAGAGTGGGCGGTTCTCGGTGACGATATCGAGGAAATGTCCGTGGAGCTTAATCCAGACACGGAACAGAAGAGGACCATTCTTGGAAAAACTGTGACAACTGATAATGGATATGCACCTTCCATGTCAGCTGATCCATTCTACGCAGATCCAGCGTCCAAACTGTATCCGAAGATTAGAGAGATTGCGTTTAACCGTCTGAAAGGTGAAGCTTGTAAGACACTTATGCTTGAAGTAATCGTAGAGGACACGGCAGCCGAAAAGCATCTTGCTTATGTACAGGAAGTAATGGTTAAACCGCAGAGCTATGGTGGAGACACTACTGGTGTTAATATTCCATTCGATGTAACAGACGATGGGGAGAGAACAAAAGGTTATGTCACAGCTGAATCTCTGAAATCAGGTAATCCAGTATTCGCGGAGGGAAATATTGAGTGACTGAAAAGATGGTTTGACATCCGTGGAGACACAATATTAGACGTAAATGACGAAGAGATATATCTCATTGAAAAGACGATTTAAGAAAGGACGATACAATGAGCAATAAATTAGCAAAACCAATGGCAAACAAGATTGTAGTAGATGATGGTAGCAAAGTCTACACGATTGAGAACAAAAGAGGAAAGGTGATCGGCAAGTTCGAGTTCAGACCTACAGATACAAATATCGTGAAGAGATATGAGGAAGTGGTTGAATACTACAATTCATATCAGCTGCCGGAGAATCCAAGCGAAGCGGATATGAGAAAAGCAGAGGATGATATTACAGAGAGAATCTCTTATCTCATCGGAGAAGATGCAAAAGAGACATTCTTCTCTATCCTCGGAGCATTCTCACCACTGGCGAATGGAGAACTGTACATGGAGAACGTTCTGTCCTCTATCGCAAAAGTGATTGAAAAGGAAATGAATATCCGCACAAAGAAGGTACAGAGTCGCATGAATAAGTATGTGGCTAAGTACCATAATTAATGGATCCGTGGAAACTTCCCACATCTTTAGACGTTAATGGAAAAGAATATTCGATACGCTCTGATTTTAGAGTGATATTGGATATTCTTTCTGCTATGAATGATCCGGATATCTTCGAGCCTGGCATGACGGAAGAAGAGAAGGATCAGGAGAAAGTATTTACAATGCTTAGAATCCTCTATGCTGACTTTGATTCTATGCCACCTAAGGACTGGCAAGAAGCATCAAGAAAAGCGTGTGAATTCATCGACTGCGGTATTAAGAATGACGGTAAGCCTAGACCGAGGACAATGGACTGGGAACAGGATGCACCAATCATCATACCGGCTGTGAATAAGGTGAATAACGCTGAAGTGCGAGCTACAGACTATATGCACTGGTGGACATTCTTCGGACTCTATATGGAGATTGGAGAAAGTACCTTCTCAACTGTAGTCAGCATCCGAGACAAGAAGAGAAAAGGTAAGAAGTTAGAGAAGTGGGAACAGGAATACTACAAAAATAATAAGTCTATTGTGGACTTACATCAGAAGAGTACAGAGAGAAGTGACGAAGAGAAAGCTGAACTCCGAGAACTATTCGGATTGAATAAATAACCGGATATCAATAGAGATATTCGCTGACCGCAGATAATTAGCGGTGGAAAGGATTAGAAATGGCACAAGCCGACGGCTATATCATAATTGACACAGAGATTAACGCTGACGGCATGAAAGCCGGAAGCAGAGAAGTTGAAGCAGCTGTCAGAAGAATGGCAAATTCGGTCGAGGACATGGGTTCCAAAGCTAGGACAGCACTCAACAAACAAGCAGACTCATTCTCAAAGTTAAATCAAGAATATGCTGAACAAGAGAGAAAGGTTTCTGACCTTAAGAAGAAAGTAGCTGAATATGGTGAGCAGAAGATCCCAACAGAGGAATACAGAGAGATTCAGACTCAGATTGACAGAGCCACACAGAAACTTAGCTCACTGGAATCTGCACAGGAAAGATTCCTGTCTACTGGTGGCAAAAAGAACAGCTCATCTTTTAAGAAGATACAATACGACATAGAGGAACTTGAGAACGAGATCAAATATGCGAAAGCGGAATTAGCAGATTTAGAAGCATCTGGTGGAGCATTTACACTTGGTTCAAAGACACAAGAAGCTGCTGCCAGCATGCGGACATTGCAAGCAGAAGAAAGAAAGCTTGCGGATATGAACAATCGACTCCACACATCGTACAATTCCGTAAAAGGCAGTGTGGACGAATACAAGCAAAAATTGATGAGTGCAGCACCGGCACAACGTAAACTTGCCAGTGAAAGTGAAAGAGCGTCAAAGTCTATTGCAAAAACTGGAAAGGTTGCGAATGGTGCGAAACTCAGCATTGGAAGAATGCTTGGAATGTCACTATTAATGAGCGTAGCGTTCAGAGCATTCTCGGCTGCAATCAACGCTATCAAGGACGGATTCACAAACCTTGCACAGTACTCTAGCAGCACGAATAACAGTATTTCGATGCTGTGGGGAAGTCTTGAAACACTCAAGAACAGCTTAGCAACAGCGTTTGCACCAATTCTTAGTGTAGTAGCACCGATTCTTAGCAAGTTCATTGATATGCTTTCAACAGCTGCAAGTTATGTGAGTATGTTCTTCTCATTCCTATCCGGAAAGAGTACATACACGAAAGCAATCGCAGTACAGAAAGATTATGCCGGAAGTCTTAAGGACACGGCAAGCGGTGCGAAAGATGCAGCAGACGGAACAAAAGAAGCTGCGGAAGCTGCGGAAGAGTACTTATCACCACTTGATGATATCAACAAAATGGATAAGCAGGACTCGGGAAGTGGTTCTGGCGGATCCGGTGGTGGTGGAGGTGGTGCCGGTGGCGGTTCCGGACCACTGTTCGAAGAAGTACCAATTGACAATAAGTTT